GGATATAACATGAACCGTCTGGCTCGCCAGATGGACCCCTCCGCTACGTTGCCACAACCGACTATGGAGCAAAGGTATTACACCCAACCGGGGTATGTTGATGATGGGTATGGATATGGTGCTCCGCAAATGGGTGGCAAGGGTGGCGGTCGCATGTATGGCTACGGTGCCCCGCAGTTTTTTTCGCCGTTTAATGCTCCCAATCCGTTCCAACCGCAGCCGTACTACCAACAACCTCAATATCCGGAACAACCTATTTATTCCCCTACTTTACCCAGTACGGTTCCAACACCTGCACCTATGTATGACGATTCGGCTCTCCGCGCTCAAATAATAGAGCTTCAAAACCAGCTAGCCGGTAGGCCCCCAACACCTCCCCCCGCTACTAGCGCGTCTACCCCGAATAGTGTCCGTGGTCTTTACCAACAGTATCTTGGGCGGGACCCTGAAAGCGCTGCAAACGAACAATATTGGAACCAGCGTTTTGGTTCTACCATCGACCCCGATGAGGTTACTGAGTTTGTGCGCGCCGCTAATCAAGAGCGTAGGGCACGGGGCATGACTAATGTTCCCGGTTTTGATTTAGGCGAGATTGATTACGGTATCGCAAATAGAACTTCAATTACACCCGGCGCACCCGCCGCCACTCCTGCCCCCGCCCCTGCCCCGGCGCGTACCACAACTACAACACCGGGAGTTATTAACTCAATACAACAAGCATATTCACCCCCACCCCCGCCACCTCCTCCGCCGCCTCCCCCTCCGCCGCCTCCCGCAACTACACGCACCATTACTGCTCCGCCCCCGCCACCCGGTTCAACCGCAGGGGATATTGCTTACCGCAATCAGATTGCTGACTTGTATGCCCAAAACCTTGGCCGTGCTCCGTCTGAAGAAGAAATGGCTCTTGTGGCTAATACCTTCGGTTCGGAAATTTCCAATGAAGAACGCTCCCAGTTTAGTGCCGCAGCAGAAAGAGAAAAGGCAGGTGGTCGTAAGAGGGGTGGTGCAATCAAGGCCAAGCCTAAGACCAAGATTCAGCACAAGGGTATGACCAACAATCTTAAGAAGATGCTGGGTAAATAATGACCACTACCGGAACCAGTACATTTAATTTAGACCTCAATAGCCTCGTAGAAGAGGCGTTTGAGCGGTGCGGTTCCGAGCTTCGCACGGGCTATGATTTGCGTACGGCGCGTCGTAGTCTCAATCTTCTTACTATTGAGTGGGCTAATCGTGGAATCAATCTCTGGACAATTGAGCAGGAAAGCATTGCTCTTACTGCCAATACTATTACATATAACCTACCAATCGACACCATTGATTTGCTGGACCACGTGGTTCGTACAGGCACGGGACAAAACCAGACAGACATCAACATTACGCGAATATCTGAGTCCACCTATGCAGCGATTCCTAATAAAAATGCGACGGGCAGGCCAATCCAAGTTTGGATAAACAGACAGTCTGGAGCAGACTATCCAACTACAGGTATCAAATACCCCACCATCAACGTATGGCCCACCGCCCCTGCTAGTAACCAGTACACCTTTGTATATTGGAGAATGCGCCGTATTCAAGACGCGGGCAATGGCGTTACTACCCAAGACATTCCGTTTCGTTTTCTTCCCTGTATGGTTGCAGGGCTAGCCTACTATTTGGCTATGAAGATTCCCGACGCCGCACCTCGTATTGAGTTTTTGAAGCAAGAGTATGAACAACAGTTTCAGCTTGCTGCCGATGAAGACCGTGAGAAGGCTGCGATTCGTTTGGCCCCTCGTATTGGGTATGTTGGTGGTGGGGGCTGGTAATGGCTTCCAAGTTTTCATCCGGCAAGTTTGCTATCGCTGAGTGTGATAGGTGTGGTTTTAGGTACAAGCTTAAACAACTAAAGAGCTTGGTAATTAAGACCAAGAACGTTAATATTCTGGTGTGTCCGACATGCTGGGAGCCTGACCAACCGCAACTTTCTTTAGGTTTGTACCCGGTCAACGACCCGCAAGCCGTAAGAAATCCGAGACCTGATACTTCGTATGTTGTGTCTGGCCTTGATGTAGACGGTAATCCGTCTGAAGGTAGTCGTGTATTTGAATGGGGTTGGAACCCCGTGGGGCAGGCTAGCAATGATGGATTGACACCGAACGCTTTAATAGCCCAAGGACAAGTGGGCAACGTAACAGTAAGTACAACTTAAGGAGCAATTATGGAAAAGATGAAAGAAGTAGCCAAGGCCGAAGTCAAGTCGCACGAAAAGCGTATGCACGGCAAGGGCTATGCCAAGGGTGGCAAGACCAATCTTGATATGAAGAAGTATGGTCGCGGCATGGCTAAGGTTATGAATCAACGCAGTTCTGGCCGGGGGCGCTAACATGGAATACAAACAACCTCAACCTGCGCCCGCCCCTAACACTTCTGGTTACCCTAACAACGCGCCCAACACCCAGACGCAAAAGACACGCGGCACTGGCGCCGCTACCAAGGGTACTAACCACAGCAAGAAGATGGGTTGACATGAACTACGCAGAGCTTGTTTCAGCCGTTGAAGATTACACAGAGAATTCGTTTGCTACGGCAGACATAAACACGTTCATTGAACAGGCTGAACAACGCATCTATAACGCCGTACAACTCCCCGCTCTGCGTAGAAACGTAACAGGTAATACCACTAACGGAAACAAATATCTTGCATGCCCCTCAGATTGGTTGGCTACATATTCTTTGGCTGTTGTGGATGGCAGCGGTAACTACGAGTATTTGCTTAACAAAGACGTAAACTTTATTCGTCAAGCTTTCCCCTCTCCAACATATACTGGACTCCCTCAGTATTATGCACAATTTGACCAAGATACATTTATACTAGGCCCAACGCCCAATTCTAACTACGTCATGGAACTGCACTATTTTTACTATCCCGAGACGATTGTTACTGCCGGTACTTCTTGGCTGGGCGATAATTTTGATTCTGCTTTGTTGTACGGTACTTTGTTGGAAGCCTACACCTATATGAAGGGTGAACAGGATGTAATTACTGTATATAAGCAACGGTACGACGAAGCTATGCAGTTACTCAAGCAACTGGGTGATGGTAAGAATCGCCGCGACGCATATAGGTCTGGACAAGTTCGGTATCCTGTACAATGAGGGGAAAATAAGTGGCAATCAGTGTTGAAATTCCGGTTCTTCTTGGCGGTGTTGTGGTTCACACAACCGAGAATCGCGGGCACACCCCGGAGGAACTGGCGGAAATGGCGCTAGACAAGATTATTTATATAGGCAGCAGAAGCCACCCGGCCATTCGTGAACAGGCCGAAGCTTTCAGAAATCATATCCGTTCGGTGTTGATTGCCTATATGAAACAAGCGGTTGTGTGTCATAACACAACCATCGCAAACCGGCTTAAACAGGCGGGGCATCCCGAGCTTGTTAAGCTTTTAGACTAAGGAGCCAGTCATGGCAATTACGCAAGCGATGTGCACTTCCTTTAAGGTTGAACTACTGCAAGGGGTACATAATTTCACCGCCTCCACGGGCGACACGTTCAAGATTGCGCTGTACACCTCGTCAGCCACTCTTGGTGCGAGCACAACCGCATACACCGTATCAAACGAAGTTTCTGGTGCGGGTTACTCTGCTGGAGGTAACACTCTTACCAACGTCACCCCGACCTCGTCTGGCACTACGGCATTCACGGACTTTTCGGATACGACTTGGAGTGCCTCCACCATCACGGCTCGCGGCGCTTTGATTTACAACAGCACTGATTCGGATAAGGCAGTGTGTGTTCTGGACTTTGGTTCGGATAAGACTTCGACTGCGGGCGACTTCACCATCGTCTTCCCGACTGCTGATGCATCAAATGCCATTATTAGAATCGCCTGATTTTAGGAGGCATCATGCTCGGCTGGGGGAGCAACGGATGGGGTCTTAATCCTTGGGGTGGTGACAATGTAATTGTCCCACTCTCGGGCTGGGGCTACCTCGGCTGGGGCGATGAAGGGTGGTCTTCAAACACTGGTGGTGTAAGTGCCACGGGTGCAGTTGGAAGCGTAACGGTACAGACAGAAGTAAATGCAGTTGTAGATGCAACTGGAGTTGAGGGCACCGGAGCAGTAGGAACAGTTACTCTTGAGCTTGACTGCGTGTTTGGGGTAACAGGCGTTTCTGGAACCGGGCAGGTTGGTGTAGTAGATGTTTATTTGGCCATTCAGGTATCACCAACCGGCGTTGAGGGTACCGGTCAGGTAGGCACAGTAGGTTTTGAACTAGATTGTGTAATTGATGTAACCGGTGTTGCGGGCACAACAGAACTAGGTAACGTAGTTGCTAACGCAGACGGCAACATTGATGTTTTAGGGAATGCAGCAACAGGATTTGTTGGTGATGTTTCAGTTACTGGCGTAGCGAATGTAAACGCAACCGGAGTTGAAGGCGCGGGAGCGGTTGGTACTGTAGCGGTTACTGGAACTGCACAGGTTAGTCCGACAGGCGTTTCTGGCACGGGAGAGGTTGGTAGTGTTGTTGTCAATGCAGACGCCGATGTAGATGTAACTGGATTGTCTGCTTCTGGTGCATTAGGTAATGTTTCTGTTGTGGCTGGTGCGATTGTTGCTGTTACCGGCCTGCAAGCAGCAAATGATGAAGGTGACGTAGTTGTAAACGCTGCCGCGAATGTAAACGTAACTGGAGTATCCGGAACCACTCAATTAGGTTCTGTACAAGTAATTGCGAAAGCTACGGTATTCCCAACCGGGGTACAGGCAACTGGACAAATAGGTATGGTTATGATTTGGGGAGAAGTAGATGACAACCAAAATCCTAACTGGCAAAATATTATTGACACACAAAGCCCCAACTGGGTGCCGATAGCGGCATAGGAGTTTTAAATGGCGAGTACATAGTCAAATCTAAAGATTGAACTAATCGGCACCGGGGAACAGTCGGGTACTTGGGGCAATACGACCAACACCAACCTCGGCACAGCCATCGAAGAAGCAATTGTTGGTTACGCAACGGCTAACTTTACTAGCGATGCCGACCTGACAATTTCGCTTACTGACACCAATGCATCTCAAACCGCCCGTAATCTGGTGCTGAATCTGACCTCTTCGGGTTCTCTCAGCACTACGCGCAACTTGATTGTGCCGACGATTGAGAAACCGTATTACATCTTTAACAATACTACCGGCGGGCAAAGCATCGTTGTTAAAACTTCTGCCGGTACGGGTGTTACGGTTCCGAATGGGCGAAAGGTTCAGGTATATGCGGATGGCACCAACGTTGTGCCGATTATTGATTCGATACCGGTGTCCGCTACGGTTACTTATCGCCTGCCTCTTACTGATGGTACAAACGGTCAAGTGCTTCAAACAAACGGCAGCGGAGTTCTGAGTTTTGTATCCGGTGCTTCCCTTGCAACTCCATTGGCGGTTGTAGGAAATGCCACCGCTGGCGCTGAGATTCGCTTGCCTGAAGACACGGATAACGGGTCCAACTATGTGGCACTGAAGGCGCCAAATACATTAGCAAGCAATCTGACCTTCACCCTGCCGTCAGCGGATGGGACTAATGGTCAGGTTCTGCAAACGAATGGCTCTGGTGCGCTGAGTTTTGTATCTGGTGCATCTTTGGCAACCCCCCTTGCTGTTATTGGGAATAGCAGTGCTGGCGCTGAAATTCGCCTCCCTGAAGATACCGACAACGGCACTAACTATGTTGCTTTAAAGGCTCCAGATAGCCTTGCTGCTGACTACACCTGTACGCTTCCAGATGAGACTTGCACTCTTGGGTTTAGGAATATCCCGCAGAACTCTCAATCTGCCGCATACACGCTTGTTCTTACAGATTCGGGCAAACACATTCTGCATCCATCCGCAGATACTACTGCACGAACTTTTACAATTCCGGCAAACAGCAGCGTTGCGTATGCAATTGGCACTGCAATCACGTTTGTTAATCAAAACGGTGCTGGTGTAGTAACCATCGCAATCACTACCGATACCATGCGTTTGGCTGGTGCTGGTACAACAGGTTCTAGAACTCTAGCTGCCAATGGTGTAGCGACTTGCATTAAAGTTACTAGCACTGAATGGATTATTTCTGGCGTGGGGCTGACATGAGCGGAATCCATCAAGCGGTTGTATCGACTTTTATTGCTACTGGCCCAGCTATAGGATCAGCATTTCAAGGCGGGTATTACGCAGGTCAGATTTCAACCGCTGGCAATGGGGTTGCAGATTTTTATCTAGTCGTTGCCCCAAAATCTTCTGGCGAAAATTCATCTAAACAATGGAAAACTAGCAGTACATCCACTTCTGGAACATCTTCTGTAATTGATGGGCCGACCAATAGTGCCAATATGAACAATGCTAATCATCCAGCCGCAGCGTTCTGTGAAGGCTTGACGATTGGTAGTTATTCAGATTGGTATATGCCTGCTAAGAATGAGCTGGAGGTTTGTTATTACAATCTTAAACCCACTACCACAAGCAACAACACAAATTCAGGAACAAACACCAACGCGGTGCCTAGTCGTGGGAGTAATTACACAGCCTCAGTGCCAGCGCAAACTTCGGCCACTGACTTTAAAACCGGCAATAGCGAGGCGTTTGCTGCTGACGCTTACTGGTCTAGTACCGAGTATTCTGCACCGGGCGCGTGGGCTCAGTCCTTCGACAATGGCGACCAGTACGACTCCGCTAAGAGTAACCTCACCCGGGTTCGGGCTGTTCGGCGAGTGGCTGTTTAAATTCTTTAATTCTTTAACATGGCGCAATACAAGCATCTTCCAATTTACAAAACAACTTACGAGTTATTGGAAAAAGTTATGCGCAAAACAAAAGATTTTCCAAGGGATTTTAAATATTCTTTGGGTGACAAAATACGCAACGAATGCATTGAATTGGTTGTTTTCATATACAAAGCAAATTCAATGAGACAGAAAAGAGAGGATTATTTACAACAAATTCTTGAGCGAGTACAAGTTATTGAGTTGATGTTAAGGCTTGCAAAAGACTTGCGCTTGTTTAGCGTTGCATCTTTTTCCGAAATAGTCCTGTTGACTGATTCGCTTGCGCGTCAGGCTCAGGGTTGGCTTACACATTCCGCAAACTTGAGGGCAGATTGACAATGGCCACGGTGATTGTCAGAGACCCATCTATCGCGGGCCATGACCGTTGGGCAACCAACGAAAAGGCGAAAGCTAGTCTCAGCATGGAAAATTCTTTGCTGCGTCGTGTGAGTGCATGGCCTATGCGTTTGCTGCTGACAATTACTGGTCTAGTACCGAGAATTCTGCAACGAACGCGTGGAAACAGAACTTCAACAATGGCAACCAGAACAACAACAATAAGAGTAACAACAACCGGGTTCGGGCTGTTCGGTGGTGGAATCAAGTTATGCAGTGTGATCTGACCATTTCGGAGCTTTTTCAAGCATATTACGATTGCAGAAAAAACAAACGTAATTCATGGAACGCTCTTGCTTTTGAAGAGCGCCTTGAAAGAAACCTAATGGATTTATATTACGAGCTGGTGTCTGGTGAGTATCAGCCCGGCAGGTCTATGATGTTTGTTATTACAAGACCAAAACCAAGGGAGGTATGGGCCGCCGATTTTCGTGATCGAATTGTTCATCACGTTTTGTACAATAAATATTCTGATATTTTTTATAGGCGATTTATTTTTGACAGCTACGCCTGCATACCCAAAAAAGGTACGTTAAGGGCATCAAACCGTTTACAGTATTTTATTAGGTCTGTTACGAAAAATCACACAAAACCAGCTTGGTTTTTAAAAGCTGACATTTCAAACTTTTTTGTGTCAATTAATAGAAAAATTTTAGATAACCTGCTTGCAAAACATATTGAACACGATTGGTGGATGAATTTAACAAGAAAAATTCTTTACAAAAATGAAAAAGAAAATGTTCACATCAAAAGTACAAAATCGCTTTTGCAAAAAGTTCCAAAACATAAAAGTTTGTTAAACGCAAAAGATGGGTTTGGTTTGCCAATAGGCAACTTATCGAGCCAATTTTTTGCCAACGTTTATCTTGATGAGCTAGATCAATACGCCAAACACGTTTTAAAATTAAAGCATTATATTAGGTATGTTGATGATATTGTAGTAATTGGAAATAACGGATCAAAGCTGCATGAAGATTACGAACTGTTAAACAAGTTTTTGCAAGACAATCTTCAATTGTTTTTTCATCCAAACAAAACAGAAATAAACAAGGTAGAGGTTGGAGTAAATTTTGTTGGTTATATAATTAGGCCGCATTGCAAATATGTCCGGCAATCAACCATTAATAGTCTTTATAAACGGTCAGCAGAAAGAAAGGATTTTGAATCATTGCGCGCTACTGTTAATAGTTATTTTGGATTTTTGCGCCATGCAAACACATATAATGAACGCAAGCGTGCGGCAAGGCATTTGGGCGGCAAAGGTTGTTGGTTTGATGGCAAACTAACAAAAATGACAAAGTTAGGAGCTTCCGAATGACGTACATCTGCGTAACAGAAGTTGATTTTAAAACCAAAATTCCCTGCACGATAGAACCGCAGCGCACTGGCCCGTCGATGCCTGATGTTAAGGGATTGAAATTGGATTGGATGGATAGGTCTACATGGCCTGTTGAACTGTCCGATGACGGAACCTACCTACGCGCTCCCAAGTATTACGGCGTTTGTGATGAAGATGCGGACACGACGATTGCTGGAGTGCTAGAGGTGCTGACCGAGGAAGAATACTTCCAACGCAAGCACGCTGAATTTGAGGCTCGTCGTCCTTACCCATCGTGGGTGTGGGATGAGGGTTCTTACGAGTGGGTAGCCCCCATCCCTCGCCCCGCTGATGCCATCCTCAACGGCGGGAGTGTGGCCTATCAATGGGATGAAGAAACCGTGAGTTGGGTGCCGCGTTGAAAGAGTATTTCTTCATCTCTGGTCTACCACGCTCCGGGTCTACGTTGCTGTCTGGCATCCTCCGACAAAACCCAGCGTTCTACGCTGACATTTCCTCCCCAATGCAGGGCTTGGTTATGTCTACCATCAACGTTATCACGGGTAGTGAGAACAACCATGTGATTGGTGAGGGCCGCCGCAAGCAGATTCTGCGCTCGACCTTTGATGCCTATTACCAAGCGGTAGACCAACCCACTGTATTTGATACAAGTCGCGGCTGGACAGCGAAGACAGCGTTGCTCAAAGAACTATTCCCGCAGACCAAGATTATCTGCTGTGTGCGTGATCTGCCGTGGATACTTGACTCGTTTGAACGAATTACTCTAAAGAACTGTTTGTACAACTCCAGCCTGACTGACGAGGAAGCGTGTCAGACGGTCACAACGCGCTGTGATGCACTGATGGATGTGAAGAAAGAAGGCCAAGTTGTTAAGCCGTACTACTTCCTTGAGGAAGGAATGTTGGCTAACCCTGACATGATTCTGCTGGTTGAGTATGAGTCGCTTTGCAAGAATCCAGAGAGTGTGATGCGTGAGATATACGACTTTATCGGGAAGCCGTATTTCAACCACGATTTCAAAAATGTTGAGTACGACAATGAGGTTTATGATCGCGCACTGAATCTTAAAACTCTGCATACAGTCCGCAGAGAGGTGTCTTGGCAAGAGCGCCCTTCGATTCTTCCAAGGTCTGTGTGGGAAAAGTATGGCGGCAAGGAGTTTTGGCGCAAACCCGTCGAGGTGGAAGGGTTTAAGGTTCGCTGGGAGCAAGCATGAGGGTGCTTGTCATGGGTCTACCGGGTTCCGGTAAGACCACACTTGCTGATTCTTTAGTATTGCCGTTTGTAAGATTGAACGCAGACCAAGTAAGGCAAGAGGCGAACGATTGGGATTTCACTATTGAAGGCAGGCTGCGGCAGGCCAGACGCATGAGAGAGTTAGCTGGTGACAAAGATGTGATTGCTGACTTTGTATGCCCTCTGCCAGAGATGCGTGAGATTTTTGATGCCGACTATGTTGTATGGATGGATACAATAAGAAGTAGTCGATTTAGTGATACTAATTTAGTTTTTATTCCACCAACTAAATTTAATTGTCGTGTAACTAATTTTGACAACAAGTTTGTGCATAAGATATTGGATGACATTACAAGGATTCAATCATGAGCCAAGAAACCGAAATGGCCCTATTGACTCACAAGGTCGAATCTCTTCATGAAGACATGGGAGAGATGAAGTTAGTGATGAGGGATGTTGTGAACGCCCTCACAAAACTAGCGCTGATCGACGAGCGACAAGCCAACATGCTTGAGGCCCAAGAAAGGATTTTCAATCTGATTGAGAGACTAGACAACAGAGTTGATTCATTGGAGAAAGAAGACGGCAAGCAGTCTGTAGCTACAAATTGGGTATATGCAGCCGTTTGGGGTGCTGCCGGTTTGTTGGCTATGTATGTCGCAAAGGTTGTCGGCTTGCTATGAGAATCAAGGTCGCTGCTTTAGGTTTGTCGGCGACCGCGCTAGTAGGAATCGCCCTACATGAGGGTTTTGTGCCGACGGCTTATATTCCTGTAAAGGGCGATGTACCAACGATTGGTTTCGGCACTACAGAAGGCGTGGAGATGGGTGACCGAACAACTCCAGAAAGAGCGTTGATTCTGCTCTTGAAGGACGCTAACAAGTTTCAAAATGCTGTCAAGCGATGTGCCCCGGTCCCTATGTATCAATATGAATTTGATGCCTACGTCAGTTTGACGTATAACATCGGGGAAAACGCGTTTTGCAAAAGCACGTTGGTGAAACTACTCAACCAACAAAAGTACGAAGAAGCGTGTCAGCAGATTCTAAGATGGAATAAGTTCAAGGGCCGTGAACTCGCGGGTCTAACCAAGCGCAGGAACGAGGAGTATCAAAAATGCTTGGGTTCTTGATGAACCGTTGGGTATTGGGCGGTCTGGCCGGGCTAGTAATGCTCGGCTTTTCGTATTGGAAGGGTTATACCTACGGCAAGGACGTTATTCAGAAAAAGTGGGATGCCGAGAAGGTTGTATTAGAGCGCGAAGCGCAACAGTTAAAAGATAAGGTGCGTGAAACCGAACGCAATATGCAAAAAGAAGTAAACCGCATTCAAAAGGAACACACACATGAAAAGCAGATTGTTAATCGCCGCTACAGCACTCTTATTGACAGCCTGCGCGACCGCCCCGAAGCCCGTGATGACACAGTGCCCGGTGATACCGGAAGTGCTGTTGGATGCACCGGAGCGCAACTGGCTAGACCAGATGCAGAATTTCTTGCAGGGTACGCTGCCGACGCACAAAGACTCCAAGCAGCCTACAACTCCTGCCGACAAGCCTACGAAGTAATTCAAAATGCCGCTCAGTAAACTCGTATTCAAGCCCGGCATCAATAGAGACCAGACGAACTATGCGTCTGAAGGGGGCTGGTACGAGTGCGACAAGGTGCGTTTCCGCTCGGGGTTCCCCGAAAAGATTGGTGGGTGGGAAAAATATACAACAACCCGGTTTTTAGGGGTTTGCCGTTCGCTGTTTAACTGGGCGGCTACGG